TTATTTTTAAATTAGTTATGGTGAATGCATTGTCTTGTTTAAGTTTTTCATAAAGATTAGTCCCGGCAAAATATTGAGTAGCTCCGAATGTTAAAGGTTCAGTGATGCATTCACTTAATGTGTATTTTCCTTTTTGAAAAGATACAGTATCAGCAATTATTCCGTCTACTATTAAATTACAATAACCTCCGACAGAATCAAAAATGATTGCGAATTCATGATCACCATACTTTAATTGTGCGGAGTTTATTTTTAAATTTATTTCTCCTATATCTTCTTTCGGATAAACATTAGGCAAAGTCATTCTTACGGATATTGTGTTTCTAGGGTATTCAACATCCAAAATTTCATGGTTATATTCAGTGTTACTAACAGGAATATTTCTGCAAGATGAAAGAGAATAATTTATGTTTGTGTAAAGATTATCTTCAATTACTTTTAATGTTTTGGAATTTATTTTTACAATACTGTTTTTATTCCCTGCACCAGTACAAAACGCATATATTGTGGTAATATTTTCTCCATTTTTATAAATTGATGAAAAATCACTGGCTATAACATTTCCAGCACTTGTCGGCAAAGAAATGGTTTGAACAACGAATCCGGCTGAATTATGGACATGGCAGGTGGACTGGTCGTCAAATATGAAGAAATTCATGCTGTCATCCATTTGGAATGTGACAATGCTTCCACTGCTATTATAAAATATGGTTTGAACAAGATTAGTGGAAATGTTCCATTCTTTTATATTCCCTTGAGAAAGATAAAAAATTCTAACACTTTCCCTAATTTCAGGATCCTTTCCGTCTATGATAAACATTCCGGTTCCTATTTTTTTCAAGCTTTGTGCCTGAGATGTCAAAGTAATTGAATTAGAATAATATCTGGGATAATTGTTATATTCTATTGTTTCTGTTTTTCTATTGTAGGTTACGAAATCACCGGCTGTGGAAACCAGAAAATATGTATAGGTTTTATCGGAAAAGTGATAAATTGCAGAAGACAAAAGATTAGATTTGCTACTGTCAAAAATTGTATTTTGAGAATTAATTTGAAACAATTCTCCAGAAGAATCCAAAACAAAATAATCATCCAAACTTTCCAACTGAACAACATCTAAAATTTTATTATTAAAAGTTATTGAATCTATAAATCCAAAATCCGAATTGTAAATGTTTAAAGTTTTATCATCCGCTACTCGCAAAAACGGGGTAACAGACCGATCTGCATAAACGCCCAATCCGTTGTTTTTAATGTTTCCTAAAATTTCGTGACCTATCGGACTTAAAAAATTCTTGGAATTTAAAGTAAACAAAAATGAAAATTTATTGTCAAAATTTTTGCTATTGATAGTTTCACAAACACCATACTCATTTCCATTAAATGAATAATAACCATTTTCAGATGCTAAAATTGTTCCATCTGTTTTTAAGTACTGACTTATTCCATCAAATAGAATTATATTTGAATTTTTATTTATGAATTCATTTATATCATTTTTCCCTATTCGATAATACGCATAAAGCGTGTAAGGTTCAAAAGTCATCTGACTTTTTACGTCAAAAATGTTTGTGGGGGTTATCGCTTGGTTTGTTACACAATCATAGTGGCTTTCATAGCTAAAAACATCATTTGCAGAAAAAGCAGTTTGTCTGCTGGTTTTGGCTGGCAAGAAATATCTATCATACCATATTGGACGTACGGTTGGATCAGAAGATCCACTTAACCACGAACAAAGCCAAGTTCCGTTTATTTCTCCACGGGGATTTCCGAAATTTGAGGTGTTTTTATAATTTGAATTTTTTTTCCAAACTTTGTCTGAATATTCAGGAGTATTTGAATATACAGATCCTGATTCCGCCAACAAAGAATCATTGATGTTTATATAATCATATTGTCCCATTTCCATGGGGGTATGAAAATAACTTATTTTTCCAGGAACAAAATTATATTCGTTTATTTTTGATAGATAATTTTGAGAAAATCTTATGTTTCCATCTTCTTGATATGAACCGGTATTTAATGATATATAATTTCTAATATTCTTATTTTCATTTTTTGAAACATTTTGAGAAAGAGGTGTTAATGAATTTTTTTCCAGTATGAAATTATAAGGAACCTGGGCCGAAGTTATGTTGTTAAATTCCGAATGAAACACTATTTGGTCGTTTGTTTTTACAGTTTCATTGCAATCCACATTTAAATTGTTTGTATCGAATTCTTTTGTGTAAGAAAACCAAAAAGAAGAAAGTGTGTTTAACAAATTAAATTTTACAGGAATAATATTAAATGTGTTATCAATCGTCAATTGAATGTCACTTCCTGTCAATGAAACCATACCCAAAGACGATGATTGTCTGACCAAAGTATAAGCATTATTATTTTTTCTATAAACAAGAACAATACTATTGTTTTTTTCGTCTAAAATATATTCAAATGATTGTTTATATAAACTTTCTTCGTCAAAAATATTAGGTGATGCTGAAAGAAAATATGCTTTATTTGTTAAAAAATTAACATTCAAATAATATTTTATGTTGTAATAATCATGAGAAATTCTACATCTGTTGTTAGGAAGAAAATCTATTTCAAAATAATAATTTGAATTTTTTGCTGCAAAAAAATTACTAGTGGATACTTCTAAAAATTTTTGAGAAGAACCGGGTTCAACAATAGACCAATATCTTTGAGCTGTATCTTTAATACTGTCAATACCATTACTAAAATATGTTACAAATCCATTCCCGTTCTGTTCCGGATTGTTTATGGAAAAACATTCCGAAAATTTTAATCCAGATGTCAGTGCAAATGTTGAATAGTTGTTGTTTTTTTGGTCATTTGTTTTTTCTAAAAATTCAGGATAAACAAAATTCATGCAGGAATCACTGAATATTTTTTGCTGATCGGTCTGCAAATTATCATCCTGGAAGTAGGAAACTTCCATATTGGACCAATTATTTTCGTCAAAAATTCGTACCGGCATAAAAATATTTATTAAAATATTGGGGTAACACAACTAATTGGTACCAAATAAGTTGAATCGAACGGATTTACCCCTATCATTAAATCATTATTTACAATTGTTATAAGAGCACAATATGCAGTTAAAGGAGGTATAACAGGATAAATGGGCTGGGTGGTAAGAGACGGAACAATCGTGATGGCAAATTGTAATGGAGGAAGTTCAGGACGAACTATAGTCGGAGCAACAAACAAATAGTCTCCTGTACCCAAAACACCATAATGGATGTTTAGACCGTACGATCCTTGCATAGTTAACAAATAGTTTCTGTTATCACCCAAAAGTTGATAGTTCAAAATTTTGTAAGAAAGTATAGGATTGATAATGCTGGGTTGGGTAACTCCAAAGTTTATTGTAAACACATCCACATAAAAATTCTCTCGATAGCAGCTTATGTTTGCTGTGTGGTTTGTTACAAAATCAGTTCCTGTTTCAAAAATTCCTGATATATCCAAAAGTGTTGTTGATGAAGGTGTCAATAAATCAATATGCTTTTCATCATAACTATTTCCAAAATCTGCTGAAATTTTTTGTATTTTATAAAGAGATTGTTGTACTCCTGATAACGAAAATGTTATAATTACGGGACCCGTAAACAAAAACGCATCCTGGTCATAACGATGAATTACGATATTTTCTGAAGCTGAAAAAACAGATGTATATGTATAAGCAGATAAAGGCAAAGCGGAAACCGGACCAATCGAACTTAAAGAACTGAATGTTCCTGAACACAATTTATCTGTATAGGTAAATGCATAATCAAAAATGGGGTCCCGATAAACGTACCCATCAATTGTTCCATAATTGATAAAATTCTCATCCGCTGTCAAATAAATGATGGAGGAATTATACTTCACTGTAATTTACTCCTGTTAAAGGACAGAATATAGGACTCAAAATGCTATATCCATTGATTGAATATATACTTTGTCCGGGTACACTTATTGATGAAATAGTCTGCAACGAGCAGTAAGCACTTAACGGTTGTACTTCTGGTTTCGGACATTGTATGGTAAGAACGAATCCAGAAGCATCTATTTTTTTCAAAAATCTGGAAGATATATTGGAAAGAAGTTGTATGGTACAAGGTGGAACAACAATAGGAGGAACAAAAGATGGAGGACAATCCAAATTATAAACATTAATCCCGTTATAGGAGCGAGAAATTAATATGGATCCTTGAACATCAAGATCGGATCCAAGAAATATATTTGGACTCAAATTAATTGCTGTGTATGTTTTTTCTAAATAAAATTCTTCTATGTCTTCACTATATGAAAAAATATCTATCGTTCCTGCATTACGATAAAAACTAACTATGTTTCCTGGAGATCCTACCACTATAGATTTGTCATAAACACGAAGACCTAATCCATAATTTGCATCAAAATTATTTCCACCAGACAAAAATCCTTTGTAATTCCATTCAGTGTCTTTATAAAAAGTATAAACACCTCCGTCATTTGTGTATGAGGTAGTTTTATAAGGTGAATTTATTGCTGCAACAGAAGACGAAATGTCTAATTTATTTCCAAATCCTTCTGAAACATTTCCTAGCCCTGTCAATGTAAAAACGTTTACATAATTCAATCCTCCTTGATTTTCAAAAATTCTTACACTTCCATCCGAATAAGCTATAATTCCTTTATCTTGATAAAACTTTATATTTGCAGGTATACCAGAAAGATCATTTAATCTGGAAGCAAAATTCCAATTGTAATTGTTTCTTTGATATATTTCAACGGAAGAAACGGTGGAAACAAACAAATAATCTCCGTCTATGCTGGCATTGTAACCAAAACCCGAAACACTGTTTGATATTACAGAATACTCATAAACAACATTTCTTCCCAAATTTCTATATATGTTAATTGTGTTTAAATTAAGATTTCTTGTTATTAAAAAATCAGAATTATAATCATAATCTAAAAACACTTCCTGGCTATTATAATTAATTGTTTGTCGATAATCATAATTTGCAACTAAATCTGATGTTATCACATAATTTTTAAAGGATAAATTATCAAAATTTTCTGCAACAAAATTATTAGAACCCAAAAACAATTTGTTACTAGTACCAGATTCAAAAACCGGATAGCTTATGAATTGAAGACACGATTCTAATTTTTTATTCAATTCTTTATCAACATTTTTTTCAAATCCGTAACAATTAAATTCTTTTATTCTGAAAATTGTATCATCGCTTGGCGAAACAATATTACAAACAACTCTATAAGCCGTCTTCTTTCTATCCTCATAATAAACTTGTTTTATAAGTTCAAAATTATCGGGTGAAATCATTTTTTCTACTTTTAACAATCTTCCATGTTCGGTTAAAACAAATCTTAAAGTAGTGTATTCTACTAAATTTTCAGTAGTAAAGTCTTGGCCCAAATTAATACCCATATTGCTCAAATCCTCGGTCACCCCTAAAAACGGATAACCGTACATTTGAGATCCTCTAAAAGCTATGGTGTTGGGGTTTGCTTTGTAATCCCCGTCAATTTTTCCGTTTCCTTCTTTTGAAAATTCTCCGCTTATGTCCAAAGCAACTCCAAAATGACCACCTTGTAACCCCTCAAAAGCAGAGGAAAGAGATCCTGTTTCGGTATAAGGGGTATATCCTAGAGATCCTTCAATTCCTCCTCCAAAAGGTGATGTTAAAGAATCTTCATAAAAAGCTATGCATATTCCCCCCGAACAATTTTCCTGGGGGTTAAAAGCAGCAAATTTCAACGAAACCACAATATCATGCTGGCTATCGAATGATTTTTCGTTATATAGTCTGGAAAATTGCATATTAATTATTTAAGGGTTGAATATAAAGTACATGTTGTCCGCTGGCCACATATGTCAGTGATATTGGATTTCCTGGAACGGCTTGAGCTGTCACTGTTTGATTTAAAGATGTGAAATAAGTTTCTTGTGATCCTTGAAAATCAAAAACAAGAACCCCATATACGTCTCGTAACTTTAAGTTTAATGTACCGGCAGAAACATAAAAAATGTTTGTAAGGGTTTGGTCTAATACAACAAATGAAGAGACAGTATCAGAAATGGTGAGGGGTTGAGTTGCCACATAATAATAATTGTAATAGGATGAACTTGAAACTGAAGATGTAAAATTATTAAAATAGAGTTGATTTCCCACCAATCCAGACTGATAAGATATATGTCTAACAGTTTGATTTGTTGTTATATCATTATAATTTTTGTCATAGATAAATCCACAAGGTTTAAAAATTAAATGATTGATAAGATTGATTTTGTTAAAAGTTCTTGAAAATTTATAATTTTGAAGAATAGGAATACCACTATTATTGTATCCTTTAACGAGAATACCTAGAATTTGTGCCTGATGATTTATGTTTAAAAGGGCCCGGTCATTAAAATTAAGATTGTAACTTTCAGAGCTCAGATTTACTACGAAAGAACTTAAACTTTGAATGTTTTCGTTTTCAGGATAAATCTTATTGAAATCAAGGTTATTAATGTTTGAAATATAAATTTTGGGATAAATTATTTTTTCATTTGTTGCCGAATTGACAGGAAGTAACGTTATAAAAGAAACAAAAATGTTTTTTAATTGACTATCATACCAAAAATTTGAATAATTTTCTATGGTTGAAGAAACGTTATATTTTTTAAAGAAATTTGCCTTTGTATATGCTGCGTCAAATTTTTTAGTATCGAAATCAAAATTTATTTTATCGAAAACAACATAATTAGGTGTTTCTATAATTACAGTATTAAAAATCAGTTCAAAATCTTGAATAAGATTTTCTAACTCATTTCTAACATAGGAAGGATATTTTACAAAAACACCGCTCAGTGCAGAACTTAAAGGAAATATGTTTGTGTCATCATAAAGCCGAACAAAAACATTTCCCAACTGAAGATTTTGTTTTTCATAAAGAGAACATAGAGAAGATGTAAGTGTGGAAAAAATTCTTGTTGAAGAAGGATATTCTGTAGCTGTGGAAGAATTAGAATATTTGTTTACTAATGAATCTTTAAACAAACCATAATGATTTCCAAAAATATCTGTTTTATATTTTGTCAAAATTCCTTTGTTGTAAAGAAGATAATTTTTTCTTTTTTCCAGAGGATAGTAATCATCACCTATAAATTCAAAAACATCTTTATTTTTCCAAATAATCTTATCATCCCAAAAATCTTGAACATCGGTTATCCTAGAAATTCCTTCATCACTATCTTCTGATATTTCAGTTTTTCCAGTGTATGGGAAAAATTTATGTATTTTTGGATCTGAATAAATTTTTCCAAAAGCATAATCATTAGACCAATCACATCTGTTCCATTGCAAATCTATTTGATAATCTATTCCACTTAAAGAATGGTCTGTTTTAGAAAGACCTGTAACATTAGCACCTACTTCCGGGTCAGGAATCAATAAAACTTCACCCGCAGACAATGTTCTGTTAAATGAATATTCTTTTTTATAGGTATTCCACAAAAGAACTCCTAAATTATCTTTTGTAAAGAAAGATCCTATATTTTTTTCTTGTTTTATGTCCGAAATTTCAGGTGTATGTGCTATTGTAGGAAATCTTCGATTAAGAAGATTTTGATAAGGGTAATTAGGAATCAGTGCGTATCCAGAAACAGCTCCTTGTTCTGAATTTCCGCTCAAAGACAACAATTTTGTTCCTAAATTTTTTTCATATAATTTTTTATAATTGTAAACATTGGTATTAAATTCGTTAGAATCATTGTTGTAATCCTGAAAATCCCGTTGATCCAGATAAGCATAATTTGGGGTAGATAGATTAAAGTTTATTGTAAAATTATTAAATCCTAATTCTTGAACAAAAAACGGATAAGATTTTATAGCATTGATGATTGCTTGCTCAAGATCATAAATGGAAACATCATCTACACTTGTTGAATCCAAACCAAAAAATTTTATTCTTTCCGGGTCTTTTACATCATATTTTTCATAATCTGATCCTGGTTCTATATCATAGTAATGTTGTTGCGGATCATATGATTCTTCAATTTCAACATGAAAATCTGAAATTATGGATGAAAGAGGAGGTAAATTTACACCAATCGGTTCGAACTCATTTTTTTCTAATATGTTTACAATTGATTTCTTTATAATTGTTTCTATTCCATAATTACTTCCTCTTAAATTTGCCCGAATGACCCCGTTTGTTAGTTTGTCCCGGTTTTTAGAATAATATTGGCAAATTTTCTTTATTTTTTTAGTAAAAAATGGTATGGCAATATCCAAACTTTGATTGTCGTTAAAATTAAGATTAGATAAAAATCTTTTTTCATCGGGTGTTGTGTATTTTAAACTTATTTCTTTTAAAAGATTTATGTACTGGGACCTTACAAAAGAAACTTTGTTTGTTTTTTCTTTGTTTATCTTTTTATACCATTCATTCAAATAACGATTATAAAAAATTATATAATTTGATGTTTCTGTGCTGGAAATTTTTAAATTTTTTATCCAATCAATCAAACTATAAGGGGATGAAAAGTCCCCAGGAACTTCTGTATTTTCCATGTTTAAAACAGAATTTTTTGGTATGTAATTTTGAAGATTTTCAGCCATAAAATTAATTACCTCCACTCAACAGTCCTAATCCAACAGATAATTGATAATTGATAAAATTATCTATGATTTGATCTTCACCAAACCACGCAAAATAGGAACTAGTATTTTCAGAAACAGTGGTTTGTTCATTTTTCCAATCAATCAAATTATTGTAAAATGTTTGATCAGAACCTTCTTTGTATTCATAAACATTATAATATCTGGCCACTTCTGTTCCGCTAACTCCTTCTCCTAAAACCAACGGCCATCCCCAAGAATTGTTAACATCACTTAATTTTACAAATTGTGAATCCCCGGACAAAAATGCAGTTTGTAAAACACCATAATTTTCAAGCTTTCCTTCTGAATAAACTTCTCCGAATTTTTCATAAAGAACAACTTTACCTGAAGTTGGTACGATACTTGAAGCCCAGCTTAATTGGTTTCCTAGATTTCTTCCATAATTTGGATTGGAAATGGTTTGTTTTTTGTCATAATTCGAGGAAAATTGGTTTGGGTATCCACGGAAATAAGAAAGTTTTGTGGAAAAAAGATTAACCAATCTTTGCATATCCGGGGGAAATGGGAAATTAAAATTCTCCAAATCAACACCCACAACAGATTCCATGCTTTGCAACGCTTGCAGTTCGTTAGAATTCAAATCCGAATTATTAAGAACAAAGTTTGCTATTTTTTCATAGATTCGTTTTCCTAAAGAATTTACCGAATCTTTTTCATCCCCAACAATTGGTCCCAAAAAATCATTAAAAAGAATGTTTTTATTGTATAAAGATTCTTGAAGAACATATGATCTTATTGTTCCTATAGCATCAAAATCTTCATTTATTTTTGCCAAACCATATGCACCGCTAACAGGATATATGTTAAATGTGGCACTTTGACCTGAAACAGTTTTTGTTCGAGTGTTGTAATAATATTTGTTGATCCAGCGCATTCCTGTCCAATCCCCATATGCCCTTAAATTATTCGGATATACATTATCAGTATCTACTCTACCTAATGATCCAGGGGCTATTTGAGTTACCTGAGAATTTAAAGGATAAAAATATATTTTCTTATCAAAATTATGTACAACCCAAAGATCATTTTCAGTATCACAAGCTATGGCATCTATACTTTGATATTCATTAGTTAAATTTGTTCCACTACCAACATAAAATGTGGTAGCATCATTTCCTTCTTTAACACGCAATATATCTTGTTTGTTGTGTAGAGCATAAACATATTGATCTTTATCTACTGCCAACGGACCAAGACCACTATAACCACTTAAAGGATAATTATTATAGATGTTTCCGGTGTTTGAATAATATTTGTAAACAAAATCGTTTCTATTTGTGATGGTGGAATTTGGATTTAGATATGTCATGACAGTCAAATAAACATTGTTGTTTCTGTCAATTAATAACTGTTGTGGACTATAAAGCGTAGGAAATTCTTTTGCACCCAAAATATTTCCATTGGGATCATATTTTACAAGATACCCCTTTAAAGGGTTGCTATAAGTAACCCAAATATTACTTTCCAAATCAGTTTCAATAGAAGAAGGCAGAATAGTGCTTTCTTCAGCATATAGTCCGCTTAAAGGAGGAAACAAATACCCTAAAAACACTTCTACAGGGAACCCTGAAAATGAAACTATGGGAGATCCACTAAACGTGTGAAGAATGGAGAAATCCGCAGTAGGATAAGTCGGATATGCCTCATTTATGATATAACCCGTATCTCTTTCCAATTTTAAACAGGACCCGGCGGTATAAAGAGTTATCCATGCATTTGCTTGACCGTCCAGTGCTATTGATGATGGTGTTGCTCCTCCAAGTGGTCCTTGAAAATTTTGATATACCAAATTTCCGTTAGCATATTTTCTTATGGCATTTGAAAGATCTACTTCAAAAATAACGTCACCGGCTTTGGAAATTTTATAAATTTTATCCTGATCTGAATCTGCAAGCCATACTGCATCATTTTCTGAAGGACTAACAGCAACAGCAAATGGATTTTTTAAAACCCCTGAAAATATTGTCGGGGAGGATTTAGTTCCGGTTAAACTCAAAGTAACCGCATCAGAACAACCATCATATTGTCTGAATTTATTATAACGATAAATTTTAGAAGCAATAGCATCTGTTGAGGTAACGCTGATAGAATATAAATCTAACCCTTGTCCGAGCCAGCTATAAGGGGAATCCTTCGCAAAATATGCCGGATCTGATATTTTTACTGAAGCTGTTAGTGCTACATTTTCTAAAGCATATGGACATTTAAAATATCCGGCATAAAATCCCCCGGTTCTTGTTATTCTTTTTATTTGATCATTATCATAAAATTCAACATCGCTTATTACTTTTTGTGAACAAACAGATATTAAATCGCAGCTCAAATCAAAATCTTGTAGACCATTTTCAAAACTTAACAAAGGATAGTGTTTTGTGCTATAATTTTGATTGTCTTTTAGTTTTATAAAAAAAGAAACAGGATAATTTTGCCATTTTATTGGGTTTATTTTAAAAGATTCATCAACATAACCCTCTCCATCTATTCCATTCGATGTTATTGTCAGAATATCAGCAGAATTATATCGTATTTTTACAGGTGTTATAATTGAAGAATAATTATATATGGGAAGTTCAGAAAAATTTTCTGTAAAACTAGAATTTATAACATCTTCTTTGGAAGGAAACTTGCTCAAATCCAGTTGAGCAAAAATAAAAACCGGTTGCTCAGAAGTTAAATTTTTAGGGTATTGATCCACATAATAAATGGTTGTTTGTCCACTGGTTCCTGCCAAAGAAGTTCCCTGATAGGGATAAGACGTTTCCACTATTTGTCCGTTTGAAACATAAACATAAATGGGATCTGATGTTGTTATTGATGAACTGACAATACCGAATCGTGTCCCGGCTTTTTCACAAAAAAAGAAATAAGATTGTAAATGTCCCCATGGATCTTTTACATAATTTTTTAAATCCAAATAATCAGAATTGCTTCCGCTCGCATAAAAGAAAATGGTATATCCAGTGGCCGAAACAGATTTTACAGATTGCCAGGAGTTAAATCTTGTAATTGTTATAGGATCTGAAATTTTACCACTATTATACGAAGCTATTTTCTCGTCATCAAGATATTCGGAATGAAGAAAATCACCCACATAATTAAAAGCTGTTACTTGAAAACTACGACAAGCTAAAACAGTATCGCCCGAACTTGCATAAGCATAAAATGTGACATCATATATTCCTGGCCACGGATAATAATGTGTTGCACTAAGATCAGTCGAAACAGTTCCATCTCCGAAATTCCAAAGGGCTTTTTTATCGCTTATAGACAGATTATCAGACGATAGAATGGCAGAAAATGTGAGCGGGGTAATATCAAGCGTATAGGTGCTTAGAGATTCTAAGCCCGTAAAATTCTTTACATTGATATTTACGTATGTACATGCCATGTTTATACCGTTTCAACAACAACTTCTACCCTTTCCAAAAAGTTATCGCTATCATATAAGTAAGGGAATTGAAAATATTCCATTTGAACATTTTGTGTGGAAACATGTATATCTTCCTTGTCATATACACTATTCCAATATAAAAGACTGATTCCATCGGTTTCCAAAACTCTTCCGTCTTGTGTCACGCGTTTTGTGTAAAAACTTTTAACTCCGTTAACTTCTGAAATGGAATTATTTAAATTTGTAAGATCAACAGTTTGATTTAATTTTACATTTGTTGGAGAAAAATAATTTTTAAATATTTTTGCCACAACGCTTTTTATTTCATCATCATTTACACGAGAATCAAAACTTTTTACAATTATCAATTTGGTTTCTTTATAAACATCTTTGTTTAAAATTTCAACAGGAAGGGAAATTCCCAGATTAAAAGCCATATAAACAGGATCACTATAAACAACTTCTGAAGAAGTCAATTTGATTGGGTCAACAAAACTTTCTATATATTGTTTTAATGCATCAGTAACGAAATTATTGTTTACCTTGACTGAGTTGGCTTTTTGAAGCCGAGGAACCATATAAACATAAACATTGTTGAAATTGCATGTGTCTGCAAAAGCTATTTGATTGTACAGTACTCGGCTTTCCAAAGAAGGATATTTTAAACCTATGTTATAAAGATACTGAATATGGCCGTTTAAATAATCCTGATTGTTTACCACATAAACATCATGAACAATATTTCTAAAGGTGTTAGAGATATAATTTTTAAAATCTGAAGCTGTTATCAAACGATATTGTTGTTTAAAAGTATTAGGCGCATTGGTTCGTATATTTTCAACAGTTTCGGGTTGTCCGAAATTTGTAGAAGGTGAACTGTTTGTAAAAGTTAAAAACGGAAACTGAGAAGGTGTCATATAATTGATATTGTTGTTTTTGGTATCAGTTGTTACAGCACCATAATTCAAACTTGAATAAGGAAATAAGGAATTTCCGTCTAATGTCCCTATTCCAGTTTCTCCCAAAGTTCCGTCACTTTTCAAATAATAAATCAAAACTTCATCGCCCAAATTAAGTTTTTTTCCCGTGACATTGTTTCCAAATTTTATTTCATATCTTCCGTTTTCATTGAATCTAAGCTCATAAGAAGTGTCCTGATTATCGCTTAAAAAAAGATTAGGAACTTGATTCCACAAAGACCATTTTTGTGTAATTTTATCTTTAACATAAACATTAACGGTAAAATGATCCACAAACGGAGCATTTCCGTTTTGATCATTTAAAACCACCCGAACAACTTCAAACTCTTCTCCTATTGCCGTATAGATAGGATATTCTGTAAATGTTCCTTGATACAAAAGATTATTTTTGGATAATTGATCCAAAGATGTGGTTTCTGCTTCTGTTTTTGTAAAAGTCACATCTTCTTTAAACGAATAATGTATTCCATTAACTATGAAATAAGAATATCTTGGTATTGTGTAAGTACCGGCCGGAAGAAAGCTGTTTGCTTGAACATTGAATGAAAGAAGACTGGTTTGATAGCCTATGGGTTTATAATCAATCAGCTTGACAATTCTGTTCATGTTTTCATAAATTTGAGCCTGTGAAAACAAACTTTCCGATGAAGTTTTATTCAAATAAAACAAAAGAACATGATAACTGTATGCAATTACATCCAATAAACTGTTGAAATTGCTACCTTCAAAAATTTGGTCTGTGAAAACACCTCCCCGATTCAATTGATCCAACATTAAACTTTTCAAACTTTGGGCATCAAAAGCCACATAAGCGTTTTGTTGAAGAGGAAAATCTGTTTTTGATATTTCGTTTGCCATAAAATTATATAAAATAGAATCCGCTTTCTTTTAATACTCCCTTAATACTTACGTTGGATAGGTTTAAAGACGGAACATTAATGTTCATGTTTATTGTGTATTGGTTTTGATCAAAATCCACATTCACATTTATATTTAAAATGTTAACCCTTGGTTCAAACAATTCAGTGCCTTCAAAGATCACTTTACCTATGATCCGGGCATTTGCCTCACTAAGATTTGTGAAAACAAATTGCATCAAATTAAGACCATAAATGGGATTTAGAATTTTTTGACCGGGTAAAGTTGTAAAAAGATTAAAAAGACTGTTCTTTATTGCATTCAAATCATAGTCTGCTTTTAAGTCCTTAATATCCAACTTTTTAGATAATTCGGTCCCACGAGTATAATTTTGTTCCAAATCCAAACGCAGATCTTTATAAATGTGATCATCTACAAGAGGAGCTCGTTCAAGAAAAGCCAGATTTACAGATGCCATATTTTATAAATATTTAATATAAAAGTTTGTTTTTAAGGATAAATATTCCTAATGAGAAAATTTACAAGTTTGTACGAATCATTCATTAGCAGATATACTCGGGGTGGGTTTTTGACCGGAGATATCGTAAAATTCAAAGATGGTGCTTTGAAGAACGAATGGTTCAAAAAACAAGGTTCTTCCATACAGGAAAAGGCAAAACAGTTCTCAGAAAGCGGTCTTTTGATGCGGGTAAGTGCCGTCAAAACCAATCGCCCCAGCGTTCAGCCTGGTTTTGTGGAAGCCAACAATGCTGATGATTTTTATTGTGATGTTACCTTGGA